AGCTACGACGACTTGGTCGCGGTAGCCGCACCACCATTTATTTGTGTCTTTTTGGTAGTGTTCGGGATATAGTTCCCATAGTAGCTTTGATTTCCCGGTTCCGGTTTGTCCAATCCACCATTCGTGATCGAGTTCGCCATCGAGTATTGTTGTTTTTGGCGCTCGTAAGCTTTCGAGTTTGTTGGAAAGGTTGATCCAGACTCGTGGATAATTGTCTTGTAGCCACAAGTAATTCCCTTGTTTGGCATGGTCCAGGATTTCTTTCCAGATGAGTTTAGATGCATCTCCTTTGGATAGTGGTAGCGTTCCGAGTTCGATGAAGTTATTGTCTTTTTTGCAGTAGTCGGCGGCTTGCTGTGCCGTCCCTTTTCGTTGTTCAATGTGAGCTGTCGGTATGTCTTTCTTGACTTTTGAGAATCGTTGGCTGATTTTGTAATGAATGTAGCCTTGTATATGTCTTGTTCCTTTTGCACCTTTTTCAAAGCCGATGATGAGGTATTGATAGTCGAGCAAGTGTAGCTTGGTGACATCGTCGGCTGTGTAGTTGTTGACTGTGAAGCAATAACCACTGACTCTTGCTTCTGGATGCGTTGGCATTTTGAGAAGTGGGAGTAGATCTACTTTGTGGATTTGGTGTTGGACACTGAATCCTTCCATATTTGAAAAACCCATAAATCCTAGTTTAGGCATATCCCTGAAACTGACACCCGACGCCTGCTCGATATTTTTTTTGCCGCGCAGCGCAGGCGTACACTCCGAGCTTGCTCGGGTGTAGCCGCACAATACCTTTGTTATTTTATATTTTGTGTCCTACGGACCATCACTCATGAGTTGAAGTTCAACTTGAAGTTGTCTGTCATCTTAATTTAATGATGACAGACAAACCTAAACCTGTCATCTAGGGGGGGGTCTAGTATTACCCCCCCCCTAGATGACAAATCCAAAATGTTGTCATCGTTATTTTGAAAATCATTATTCTTTTGGCTGTGTTGTACACGCATTGAATATGGCTTACGGACGGTATGCTCGTCGTTCTTATGGCGGGTACAATCGTCGTCCTTCTTACGGTGCTCGTTCTTATCGTCGGAGTTACGCACGTTCGCGTGCTGCTCCGACTAGACGACGTCGTACATATTCTCGCGCTTCCTCTACGCGTCGTCCGCGTACGTCGCAGCGGATGTGTCCGTGCGACGACCAGGACTTGAGTCCTGGTCAGAAGTTTTTGTTAGCACAGGGCGATCCATTTGAGCCTCGTGCTTTGGGTTGTAAGATTCCTGATTCGAGTACACAACCTAGTGTACCGATTGCTTGTCAGGAATTGAGTGGTGGTCCAGTAGTTACTGTTCCTGCCACGGATGTTAGTGCTATTGCATATCTTCCTGGTTTGTCGAATAGTATTTTGCAAGCAACCTCCGGTGGAGGTTCGTGGACGTGGCCTGTTTTGTTTACTGGTAGTAACTGGAACAAACGTACGGATGTTGTTGCTGCTGTGGAAGCAGCACGTCCAGTTGCTCATGGCTTGCGTATTAGTTCTAATACTGCTCCTACATCTGCTACTGGTTATGTACATCTTGCTTTAGCAATTGAGACTATTAATAATGGTGTAACGACGTGGCCGTATGCTACTAGTATTGCTCAGATGTCTGGTTATTCGTGGTATAAACGTGTTACGTTGGCTAGTTTGACCCAGACTCCGTTGACTATTATTAATAAGTATGTGGATGAGACTGCTTTTCGATATCTTGGTATCGATGGTCCAGTCGCTGCACTTGGTGCTAATGCTAATACGTTTCATATTCCATTGTCGTGGGGTGCGTTGTTGATTGCTGTCGAGGGTGTTCCGAGTACTCAACCGGTACAGGTTGAGATGATGCTACATTTGGAGTGTATTCCGAAGAATGTTGGCGTTTTATCTGGATCTTCTGCTGCTCCGTCTTCTCCTGGGCTTTTGGCTAGTGCTGCGTCTGTTAGTTCTAAGACTGATTTTGCGCATACTGAAGATCAACAAGATTCGTATATGGCGCAAGTTGCTCATAATGCTCTTGCTGGTGCGGCGGACGCAGGTAATGCATTTAATCAAAATGTTATTCTGCCGATTGTCCGCCGAGCTGGTAACGCGGCTGTTAATGCCGCGTTGAGTGCTGCGATAGCTGGAGTTGGTGGAATTGTTGGTGTCAATTCTAATCCTCGTCGTTTACAATTATAGATATGCAATCCGGTGATGGTGAACGTATTAGTGAGCATGTTGCTAGGATTGCTCCTGCTTATACGCGACCTAATCGTAATGAAATGGCGCGTAAAGCTGCAAGCGAGAGCATGCAAGCGAAGCGTTTGGCGGATATTCAGAATAAGAGTAGAGAAGAGAGGTCTTTTATTATTGCTGCGAATCGCGGACGTGATGAGTTATAAATTTGTAATGTAGTATATGTATTTTCTGTCAAATTAAAGTTTGAATGTTACTACTCTTCGTCCGTTTCGGTCATCTCCTCATCGGTTGTGAGATCGATGCCGTTTTCACCGGCGATCGTGCCCGTTAATCGGGTCATGAAGGCGCGTTGCTGTTCTTCAGGTATGACTCTGGCCATATCGATCACAAGTTGAAACATTGTATCGTTTTCAGCAATGATCTGGGCTTCACGACGGCGGTAGTGATTGACCAGTTCTTCGAGATGGACTGCGTCTTGGTATAGCCGAGCGTTCCGCTTTTCGGCTTGATGGTATGCGTGTGTCCATTCCTGGAGTTCGGCTCTCTGGTCGTGATGTCGTTCGTTGTACCAATGAACCATACAACCGACGAGTTCGTCGGCTTTGCCGACCACTGGGACGGTTTGAGAACTTGTTTCTTTGGTGCTTGGAACTTCCATGATGTTGTCGACTTGTGCACCTTGGGGGGAATAGGATAATGAACGTATATACGGAATGGTTATCTAAAAGTCTGTTTAAAACAGTATTATACTACTAAAAGTATAGAAGAATTTTCTGACTGGTCGGGCATCCCGGGACCCACCGGAGCGAGGTACGAGTGTAGGTAGGGCGATGTACGACCAGTCATAAAATTCTTCTCTACTATTATAGTATAATATCTGTTTTAAAGTCTGCTTTTATGTAACCATGTAGTATTAACTTCATTATCCTATTCCCCCCAAGGTGCACAAGTCACTACGTCAATTGTTCTCTGCGCTCAGGAAACAGGTTTCCAAATCCGTCGCGTCGTAGTCTATGCCGATGAATTCGTCCCAGTATGGTTCATTGGTACAATCAATGATATCGCGATCAATGGAGCTGACTTCGGAGTCGACCACCAGACCATCGGCCAAAGGCGGTGTGCTTGGTCTTTCCGAGACTTGTTCCAGGTCGGAGACCTGGTCAATCTCTACCGTCGTCGTGATTTCTAGATCTTTGTTGAAACCGTTCAATCTTTCAATTGCGATCGGTATGTCCTGAGGAAATCTGAGGACAGTGAACCGCCGCATGATTGGTTCACGGTCACGACTGTCGGTGAAGCAGTCTTCGATTTCATAATTGCTGAGGACGATGATCTTCAGCGGACGAATACGTTGTAACGTTCCACCTTTAATTTGACCAGAAAATGGGTATCTATCTGCCCAGATTTTCAGTTGAGCACCGGTGCATTCGTTTTTCGGAGACCATTCTTCGATAGCTACGACGACTTGGTCGCGGTAGCCGCACCACCATTTATTTGTGTCTTTTTGGTAGTGTTCGGGATATAGTTCCCATAGTAGCTTTGATTTCCCGGTTCCGGTTTGTCCAATCCACCAT